ATGAGCGCCGATCAAGACCCGCTCTGGAAGCGTATCTGGAAGACGGAAGGGATCCGGTGGCTAGGCCCCCGCGGAGATGGATCGATCGATGCGATGGAGAGGTTCCAGCATGGGTTCGAGCACGGCCGTGCCTCGGTGCTGAAGGATTCGGAGTGGCAGCAGGTGGCCAAGGATCTGGCAGAGGCCGGGACTGCTGTGTGGGGGGCGATACGTCGAGGGGAGAAGCCTCCCAAGATGGTGGTAGGGCTATTCCTAGAAGCTGCCCGCGCCTATGACCGGCTCCTCGAGCTGCAGCATGAGGAGGGCCGCTAGTATGTTCCGCTGGCTTCATTGTCTGTTCCGGGGGCATTTCTGGGCATTTCACTCGAAGAACTTCCGCTCAACGATCATCGAGTGTGAGCGCTGTGGTCGCAAGGAGGTCGTGCTGTGAGTGCCAAGCTCTCGGTTTATGAACGGGCCCAGAAGTATGTCTCGAAGATGGATGCGGCCGTCTCGGGTGCCAATGGTCACGCGGCGACCTTCGCCGTGGCGAAGGCGCTCGTCGATGGCTTCGCTCTCTCGAAGGAGGATGCCCTTGCCATCCTGCGGGAGTACAATGAGCGCTGCTCTCCTCCCTGGAAGGAGCATGAGCTGCTGCACAAGGTCAACACGGTTACTTCCTCAACGGGCTATCTGCTGAAGGACTCCGACTCCTACACGCCGCATCATGCGCCGGGATCGCTCCCGGCCGCGCGGCCGGCGGAGCCTGCTCCCTCCTTCGACGCCGCAAAGCTGGCCCGCTTTGCCGCTCCCTGGGTGGACAAGGTGAATGCCGCCTGGCTTGCCGATCGCTCGGATCTTGATCCGACATGCTGCTCGACCCATGAGTTCCTATCGGCCCTGTACTATCCTGAGCGCGGGGAGAAGGTGCTGATCTTCCTAAATGAGTACTCCCAAGTGGATGCGCTCTGGCCGGATGTCAAGGAGCTACCCTTGGAGGGGCCTCGCGGGGTCTGGTATCTGGCTCAGCCGGTAGACGGGGTGGCCCGTGTGAATCCCCGCGGCAAGGATCCCTCGAAGCTCTCCCGTCGGATCGCCGAGTGCGTGGTGGCGTGGCGCTATCTGGTGCTCGAATCCGATCAGGCTGATGCCCGGGACTGGATGGGTGCCGTCGTCCAGCTGCCGCTCAGGATCGCCGCCATCTACACGAGCGGCGGCCGCTCGATCCACGTGCTGATCCGCGTGGATGCGGTGAATGCCTCCGACTGGGATCGGAACAAGGCCGCGATCCTCAAGGGGCTCGTCACTCTCGGCGCCGATCGTGGCGCTCTCTCCGGGGTCCGCTTGACACGGCTCCCTAATTCACTGCGCCTGGGCAAGGACGTGGTGGAGCAATCGCATGACTCTGAAAAACCAATGAAAAAAACCTATCTACCATTCCCCCGTCCGCAGCTCCAGAAGCTGCTCTATGTCTGCCGCGAGCCCGCTCCGCGGCCGATCTGCGAGATGATCCCGCGCCGCGACATCGTCGCCACCCTCGAGGGGCTGGTGCGCTCCCGTGGCCTGGAGCTGATGGATCTCCCGGCTCATGAGATGCGGGCCATCCATCGCCGTCTCTCCCATGTGGCTTCCCAGTCACCTGTCTGCAAGTCTGCTGCCCGAGAGATCGGGGATCTGATGGTAGGAGGTGCGAAGTGAGCGACGAAACGAAATGCCCAAAGTGCGGTGCGCAAGTAAAAGACCCATTCTCCGGAAAAATTACGATTCATGACGTAGAACTCTGCACGGGATCACGTCCCCAAAGTCGACCGGTGATTCCCAACACATGCCCTCACTGCGGGTCTGAGCCGATTTATGTTTCCGGATATCCAACCCCCTCAGGAAAGGCAATCTTGAAGCAGCGAGCTTGCGGGTCGGTGATTAGCTTCCTTTATCCAGAAAATGAGCAGAGATCGGAGCTCTGCCGCGAGCGCGAGGCGCACAACAAGACCAAGGAGCAGCTTAAAGACGCGCGGGGATGGCTAGACGAACGCTACGCTGCTCTTACGGAAGCCGATGCTCATTCGGAACACTTAGAAGCCGAAAAACAGAAGCTCTGCAGGATTGCACGCCGGGCACTTGAAATTACAAAGACATGGAATGCTAACTATGCGGAAGTTGAAGAACTTGAGAAAAAGCTAGAAGCGATCGAAGGCTCAATTGGGGAGGCTTCCAGTGAGTAACCAAGCCGACCTAACCAATGCGGTCCTGCAGGCGGCTGGTGTGATCGACGCTCCCGAGGCTCCCGAGGTGCCAGCGGCCGGTCATGATCCGGTCCTCTCGCTGCCGCCGATCCGTCTGCCGGGCCGCAATGTCTACATCAGCGAGTTTGCCCGCCAGCTGGGGCAGGTCTGCTCGACAAATGGTGTCTATGTCCGCGGGGATCTGCCCGTGTATCTGGACCGGCGGCACAATCGCCTTGAGAGGCTGGATCCCGATACCTTCCTCACCTACGCGGAGAAGCTGGCGTACCTTCACCGGCTGGAGAAGTCGGGGGAGGAGTTCGTCAAGATCAAGGAGTCGATGAAGAAGGATCACGCAAAGAGTGTCCTGGCATCGCCTCACTTCAAGGATCAGCAGCGGGAGATCTGGCGGGTGAATATGGTCCCGTGCCCGGTTCTCCGTGCCAATGGTGTCCTCGATCTGCTGCAGCCGGACTCTTTTGACCATGAGACGGGGATTCTGACCATGGGGAGTGACATCAGGTACCGGGAGATGCCTGCGGAGGAGGCGGTGACCTTCCTGGCGAATCTGACGGCCGCGTTCCCGATGCCGGGCCGCGATGAGCGCGGGGTCTCGCAGGCGCTCTCGGTCTTCATCGCGGCGCTGCTGACTCCCTTCACCCTGGGGATGCTCGAGCGTGAGGATCTGATCCCGATGTTCTTGTTCTGTGCCAATCGTCAGGGCAGTGGCAAGTCTCTCCTGGTGAAGATAATCCTCTGGGCTCTGTACGGGAAAGCGTCGTCGATACTCTTCGGCAAGGATGAGGATGAGCTGCGCAAGCTCCTCGACACCGAGGCGCTGGCTAATGAGGCCTATCTCTTCTTCGACAATACGAAGCGGCGGTTGGCATCGCCTGCCATGGACATGTGGGTGACTCAGCCCTCGTGGAAGGGCCGCCGGATGGGTGGGCAGATGGGCTTCGAGGTTCCCAAGCAGAGCGTCATCTACATCTCGGCTAATCACCCGAACGTGGACCGTGATGCCGATCGCCGTACCCTGTTCTGTGAGCTCTTCACCGAGCAGGTAGACATTTCGAGCAGGACTTTCGACCGCGTGATCAACGATGCATGGCTGAAGCGTCCCGAGGTGAGGGCTGACATCCTCTCGGCGGTCTGGTCGCTGGTGCGGCACTGGGACAAATCGGGCAGGCCTGCGGGCCCGCGCTCCCTTGCCTCCTTCGAGTCCTGGTCCCGGCTGGTTGGAGGGATCTGCCATGCGGCCGGTCTTCCCGATCCCCTCGATCGTTCTGAGTCGGTCGTGGCCGGTGATGATGAGACCAAGGACATGAAGACGCTGGTGCGCCTGCTGGCCCTCGAGCTCGTGGAGAAGATCCAGGCGGCCGAGTCGGATGATGAGCGCCCCCATGATGAGGAGGCAGCGAAGGCGGCCGAGTTTGAGTTTGATCGGGTGATCGAGCTCTGTGAGGCCAACGACCTCTTCGTAGACAAAATCGAGCGCCGTGATGAGAAGCTGACAAGGGCCAGCAGGATCAGCATGGGCAGGATCCTCGGTAACGAGGCCGGGCAGGTCTGGGCCGTCGACGGGGTGGGGCAGGTACGCTTCGGCCGCCGAGGATCGAAGAACTGGCGCAGCTTTGTGGTTGAGCTGGTGGAGGGGTAGGATAGCCGATAGTGAAAGGACAGGCCCTGTGTAAGGTTTAGGCCATGCACAGGGCCTTCCTATTGATCGGCATCATGTCGCTGCTCCTTCTCCACGTGTAGAGCGCCCTGGCTCACCCATCGATTCATTGCGGCCGTCCGGGCCTCCTCGAGGTCCGTGCGACTATCCCACTCGACTATCCCACTGAGGCCCGGGATAGGCCGCCTCGACTATCCCATTCCGCACCCAATCGCCTCATCGGGCCACGACCTGAGCCGCCGCGGCCGTCTCGACTTTCCCAGTATCAACGACATTCCCACAAGACTATCCCACTCTTAAATCATTGTTCTCCAAAGTCTTGGAGATTCACTGGGATAGTGAAGGAGGAAATAGGGTAGTAACTGATTTTATGAAATCGCCGTCGCTGACGGATTTCCCGAAATCGCTCGTCACATTCCCCGTCCCGTCCCGTTTTCCTTCAAAATCAAAGGAATCTTTTCTATTCCGTCCCCTACTATGTCGGTTGAGCGCACTCGACGCAGATTCTCGACAAGAACGCCGCTTTTTTTCCTGTCATTTTGACACGGCCCTAGGGGTATGGTCGAAAATCTACAGTTGAGCGGCCAGCCCCTCCGCCGTGGCATCCCTTCTGAGAAACTGAAGGAGTGGTCCGATCGGTATGGCGCCACGACCAGGACGGTACGCCGGTGGCTCGCCGATGGGGAGGAAGTCGGGGATCCGTGCCCTCTTGACGAGCCACTGGCTTTCAAGGAATGGTGGGCAAAGCACAAGACCTGGCGAGTGCCCGATTCCGTCCTCGAGGCCTGCAAGGATCTCGAGCCGAAAGCTCCAATGCCGGTGATGCCGGTCGAGTCTATCGATTTGTCAGAGTACAACCTCAACGAGGGTGCTGCTTTAGTGCAGGCCCGGGCCCTGGTGGCGGTGGTCTACTCCCAGCTAGAGCGTGCCTACCGACTCGGTGGGGAAGTCGATGGACTCCTCAAGAAACATGAGAAGGCACTGGACGCGCTGCGCAAGGCCGAGGCCTCGGAGCGCGAGGCGGCCAAGCAACGCGGCCTGCTGATCCGGCGGGACGTCGTCGAGAAGGACGCCTCTTCCGCGGTCAGGATGCTCAAGAGCATGCGAGAGAACATGGTCCGCATGGTGCTCGAACAGATTCCCGATGTGGCTGAGGAGTTGAAAGCCAAAGTCGTCACCGCGATCGAGCGGGTGCGCTCTCAGGAAGAACACATTTTCCGTAACCTCACCAATGTTTCAGAGCAACATCCTGCCTGAGGCTTTCGCCCGGGCCTTCCAGGAGCTGCCTCCCGAGAGCATCTGGGAATGGGCGGACACCAACGTCTGGCTTGTTTCAAAAGATGCTGCCGAGGCCGGTCCATACCGATCCGTCAAAACGCCATGGACCCGCCGGCTGCAAGAGGTTGCCCGGGAGCTGGTGATGCCCTGCTGGTCATGGGGCCGTGGCGAGTGGATCTGGGTACAGGTTGTTGAGTACACGGCCATGAAAGCCTCGCAGGCGGGACTCTCCGAAGCCGCGCTGAACATCATCCGGTGGCATTGTAAATACGATCCCTGCAACGTGCTCTACGGCATCGATACCCGTGAGGAGGCCAAGAACATCGTTGATCGCCTCATCCCGTCGCTTGCCGACATCGATCCGACGATCTTCACCGGAGATGACGATGACGTCGGCACCTACGTGGCGCGGCTCCGCGACATGGTGATTTGGTTCATCGGCTCATTCTCGACCGGCAAGTACGCCAACAAGCAGACACCGCTCCGCGTCCTGGATGAAATCGAAGAGCACGGGGCAAAGAATACCGTTCGCGAGATGGCCTCCCGTGGAAAGACCAGCGAGGACGGACTGCAGATTAACCTCTCCAAGCCCAAGCTTGCCAACGGACCGATTCATAAAGCCTACCAGCGCGGCAACCAAGAGCACTATTTCTTCCGCTGTCCGTCGTGCGGGCACGTGCAGTGGCCCTCCTTCTTCGAGCAGACGATCGAGACCGTCATGGATTTCCAGAACCTCCTCGAGGTCCGCCACCCATCCGGCCGCACCGTCCTGCTGCCGACGCCCTACCCGGAGGGACAGCGCCGCACCATCACCACCTCCCAGATCGTCTTCGACCACTGCCGCACCCCGCTCGGGGAATGGGACAAGCTCCGGATCCTCGACGAGTCCTACCTCTCCTGCTCCTCCTGCAAGCACCGGATCGACGAGCCGGCCAAGCGCTCCCTCATGCAGACGGCATGGTGGATGCCTACCTCGCACGGCTCGCCGGGCAGCATCAGCCAGCAGATCAGCGATCTCTTTTCCAGCGACCGCGCCTCCTCGATCGGCCACCTCGTGCTCGACTACTTGGACGCCAAGAAAGAAGGCGGCGACGGCATCGCCAAATTCTACAACCACCGCCTCGGCCTCCCATTTGCCAACGAGGTGAACACCACCAAGGAAGCCGACATCCTTGCCAATATCGCCGGTGCCAGCGAGGGCGACACCTGCCAGCCCTACCGCCGTGGAGTGGTCCCCTTTGTGCCGCGTGCGCTTGTGCTCGGAGCAGACGTCGGAGGGAACTACGCCAAGTGGTCGCTTGGCGCCGTCGGGGATAACCTCGAGGACGTGGCCATCATCGACTGGGGCGAGGAAATCGACCCCTCCTCCATCGCCGACATCATCAACTCCAAGACATGGCCCGGCCCCGACGGGAAGCCCTTCCGGATCAGCTGCGGCTTCATCGATGCGAAGTTCCGCAAGAGCGATGTCTACAAGGCCTGCCTCGCCGTTCCTGGTCGCCGCCTCATTCCGACGGCCGGACTCGGAGGAGCGGCCGCGCGCTCGGTGAAGGCATGGAGCTACCACCAGGTGCCGACCTACCAGCGGAACCTCAAGGAGCTCACCTACAACGACCGCGATGCCAAGGACACCCTCTACATCGCGGGTCTCAAGAAGCGCCGGTTCCGGATCTGGTTCCCGACCGATGTCGGACAGGATGCCGAGTTCGTGGCCGAGCTCTGTGCCGAGGAGCTCCTGCGCGACGAGGATGGCCGTACCCGGTGGAACGACCGCCCCGGGGCCAACCACTACGGAGACTGCGTCAAGGACATCATCACCGGCCTCCGCTTCCTCACCCGCAAGCAGCAGCTTGGAACCTCCCCTCAGCCGGTCTCAGAGGGATAGTGGCCTCCTTTGACACGCGGTCTTGCTTGCATGCCCTCCGCCGACGATTTTCAGCTTGCCATTGCGCATTACCGACTGCAGTTCCCGACCCTTGCCAGCCTTGGGGGAGGGGAGATTCCCGAAGACTGGAAGGCCGAGTACGACCGCGTCGCAAACGAGGGTCTCAGCGCCACGCTCATCACCTCGCTGAACTACGAGGGTGGCGGGCACAGTGGCATTCAGAACTTCGACCAGAAGATCCTCATCCGCGCCCTGCTAGCGCGTCGTGCCGAGTTGGACGCCTCCTTCGACGCCGTAGCCTTCGGCGCCCCGGCCATCGCCCCGCGTCGCCGCCTCGGAGTGCGCGTCTGGCTCTAGCCATCACCCGTTATGCCCAAGCCATCATCCTCCCGCGCCAAGGCCATCAAACAGCCCCGCCGCGTGCGCAATCCAGAGACAGCCACCGTCCGTGGGAAGGCCTCCATGGGAGACTTCTCCGGGGCTTTCGCCGCGGCGAAGCGCAGCGGCTACCGGGGCTTCTTCTACTTCCCGACTCTCGACTCCGCCAAGCAGATGCCCGTGGCAACCCGGGAGATCATCAATAAAAAGGCCAACTGGCTCTACAACAACGTCCCTGCCGTACGGGCCGTCGTGGATGGCCTCTCGCTCGACGAAGCGGACTCCGGGCTCTGGCCCCGCTGGATCACCAGCAACCCGGCCTTCAACAAGGCCGCCACGGACGCCTTCGATAACGAGTGCGGCGATCCCCGCTACTTCCACGCCGCCGGGCGCGAGAGCTTCTACAGTGCGCAGCTGTTGATCCGCCGGAGCATCCGACTCTACGGCGAGATATTCGCGCAGTTCCTCAGGCCGGTGATGGCGACGCTGCCACCGTTCTGCCACTTCGTGAACACCTGGCAGTGCGCCAACGCCAAGACCGATCGGCCTCAGGACAAGTGGAACGACGGCATCATGGCAGACCGCTTCGGCAGGCCCATCCAGTACCGCTTCTTGAAGAACGACGAGGGGACCGCATGGGATGATGTGAATGCCGAGGACGTCCTCCACCTCCACGACCAGTTCTGGAATGGCCAGCAGCGCGGCATGAGCGGACTGGCCTGTGTCGCCTCCCGGCTCTTCAGCATGGACGACATCGAGCGGGCCGAGATCAGCGGCACCCTCATGCGGACCCGACTGGCCTACGCCATCACCAAGAAAGAGGACGGCGATGGACTTGCCCCGCTACTGCCGGGGGCCGATGCCGTCGAGATCGACTCACCGGCCGGTGGGAAGATGATCGTCCAGAAGATCACCTCCCTCGACGAGAGCGAAGTCGACGTGGCCGATCTCCCCGCCGGACAGGACATGAAGGTGATCGAGAGTAACCGCGCCTCCTCGACCACCGACTTCCTGCAGCACATGTTGCGCGGCTTCGCCCAGGCCACGCTCTATCCCGAGGAATACGTCTTCGGGCTGGCCGGGCTCGGACAGGGCACACTCGTGCGTCTTGTTCAGAAAAGGGTGCAGCGCATCAAGAACACCATCCGCCAGTTCCAGCTGCGCGACCAGTTCTGCAAGCGCTGGGTCACATACTGGACCTGGCAGCGCATCGCCTCCGGCCGGTTCGACGACGTCGAGGGCGGGATCCCCGCCGACTGGTGGAAGGTCAAGATCATCATGCCTGCCGACGACACCGTCGACGTCGCCCGTGAGGGAAAGCTCTACGACCAGCGACTGGCCGACGGGAATATGTCCCGGAGCGACTACCACGGCATGCAGGGCCGGGATGCCGAGGATGTCGAAGACGAAGTCATTGCTGAGAAAGTCCGCTTCGCCTCCAAGCTCAAGGCCGCCATGGACGCGCACCCTGAGCTGGCCAGCCTCATCCGCGAGCAGTTTTCCGGAAAGACCGCCGCCATCACCGATCCGGCTGATCCTTCCCCAGCTTCCATCTCCTAGCTCCCATTTCCCATGACGACCTCCAGCCCCTCCCTCCATCTCCTCACCCGACTCATGGCCCAGCCCTGGGCGATCCGGAGGGATGCCCTGCGGATGTTCACCCGCCTGACCCTGAGCGGCGAGCAGATCAAGGCCCGCGCCGATGTGGGGCGCCCGGAGCTCAAGCCCCGTGCCGGCTACGCCCCGGTGAATGAAGAGGGCTGCTGCGCCTGCGACGAGCTGCCCGACATCCCGGCTTTGCCCGAGGGGTGCAAGGTCATCCTCCCCTGGGGAGTGCTCGGCCGAGCGTGGAGCGAGTGCGAGAAGTGGTACATGGATCCCGTCGACGTCGATGAGATCATCGGCGAGATCGAGCAGAGCCCCGAGGGATCGACCGTCATCCTCTGGTTCCGCTCCCCGGGCGGCATCATCACCGGCATCCCCGAGGCCGCCGGACAGCTCCGCCAGCTGGGGAAGACCCGCCGCCTCATCGCCTTCACCGACGACAGCTGCTGCAGCGCCGCCTACTGGCTGGCAGCGCAGTGCTCCGAGATCCATGCCACCCCGACGGCCGACGTCGGCAGCATCGGCGTCTATGTCGCGCTCTACGACTACACCGAGTACATGAGCAAGATGGGCGTCAGCCTCGAGCTCTTCAAGGCCGGGACCATGAAGGCCATGGGCCTCGAGGGGAATCCCCTCAGCCCCGAGGAGTCAGCCTGGATCCAGTCACGGGTCGACGAGGACTACCGCAGCTTCACCTCCGACGTCACCCGCAACCGCGCCATTGAGAGCGCCACCATGCAGGGGCAGAGCTTCCGGGGCAAGGGAGCGCTTGCCGCCAATCTCATCGACGCGCAGTGGCCATCCGCCTCCGCATTCTTCGCGGCCTTGGGGAAGGGAAAAATCTAAGCCAGGGAAGACAACCGGTAAGTCGCCTCCCTCATAAGGAGGAGATAGTGGGTTCGATTCCCACCCCTGCCACCAGTTACCGCCCCTTCTTCTACACGTGTAGAAGAAGGGGTTTTTTCTGGGCCTTGTTTGTCTGCCGATGGCTATCCCGGCCGTTGCTTCGCATCCGTTACGGCGACCCTCGACTGCCTTGTCGATTTGACGGCAGTCGCCTCCCGGCGACCGGTGCCGCCCTGCGCTTTGCTTGGGCTGCCTTCGGCAGTCTTACGCGGCCGTTCCCACGGCCTTGTTTGACAAGGCCGCTTTGACGCACACCAAAACCACATGAACAAACACCTTCTCCGTTCCCTGCTTTTCCTCTCCAAGGACGATCACGCTGGCGGCGCCGCCGCACCCCAGGACACTCCTCCCGCCGGTGAGTCTGTCGTCCCTCCCGCTGGCGAGCCCGCCGGAGAGCCCTCCCATCAGGAAGAGGCCCCCCGCACACTCAAGGCCGCGACGGCCAAGCTCGATGAGATCCGTGCCTCCCATGCCGAGCTGACCGGCCGCGTTGCCCAGCTGACTGGCGAGCGCGACCAGATCAAGGGCCAGTTCGAGGCCGCCGTCACCGAGGCCACCGGATTCAAGAACGAGCTGGCCACCGTTCGCGGCGAGCTTGAGGCCGAGAAACTGGCCCGCACCGAGGCCTCCGAGAAGGCCGCGCGAGCCGAGGAGAATGTCACCCGCCTCGAGCAGCTCTGCGCGATCCGCGGGGTGGATCCGAAGGCCGCCGTCTCCGCCGGAGCCGGAGAGCCCAGCGCTGCCGCCGGGCTCGATCCCTACGCCGCCTACCTCGCCGCCGTCGAGGCGGGAGACAAGAAGGAGGCACAGCGCATATACGCCGAGCACAAGAGCGCCATCTTCGCGGCCCGCGCCGGGCGCAAATAATTTCCAAGAGCAATCCAGCTTTAGGAAAGCCAAGCACCCCAACCCCAACCTAACCCACTACCATGCCCAACAGCATCGATGCAGGACTGGTGGCCAATGCCATCAGCGATCGCGCTCAGAAAACCTTGGCTAACCGCCTCGCTCCTCTGAGCCTCTTCTCCACCGACTTCTCTGCCGCCGTAAAGAAGGCCAAGGAGACCGTCAGCGTCCGTCTCGTCACGTCCGGATCCGCCACCCAGAAAAACCCGACCACCTTCAACTCCATCGGTGGAAGCACCGTGGGGAAAACCGAGGTCGCGCTTGACCACATTTACCAGCCTTTCGGCGTGGAGCTTTCCGACCTCCAGAACGGTCACAAGCTCGAGGACCTCATCGACACCAACCTCGATGCGCTCGCCGACGAGATCTGGAAGACCGTGACCGCCCCGATCACCGTCGCCAACTTCGGCGCGGCGGTCCTTACTCCGGCCACGACCACGACCAAGCTTGCCGACGGCGAGCTGGCCAAGCTCTGGGCATCGGTCAGCAAGAGCACACGCAAGGGTCTGGTGGTCTCCTCGACCATCTACTCCAACCTCATCCCGACCAGCACCACCTCGCTCAAGCTTGAGGCCGGTTCCTACGGCTTCGACCAGGGCATCTACTATGCCAATCAGTTCGCAGGTCAGACCCGCCTGGTCGGATTTGCCTGCGACCGCTCTGCGGTTGGTATTGCCGCCGCCTCGCCGACCTTGGACCACATCCGCGGCCAGATGCTCGTCAGCGACGTGGTGATGCTCGAGCAGCTCGGACTGAACGTTTACTACAACGTTTGGGCCGATACCGTCAGCCGCTCCATCATTGCGAGTGCCGAGCTCATGCTTGGTGCCGCCAAGGGCATTACTTCCGGCACGATGGGACTCATCGTGGCCGCCGCCTAAGCTACCCTCCTGACACCGGGCTCCGCGACAGCGGGGCCCGGACAGGGAGGCAAGCACTTTGCTCATGCGCCCCGAGAAGGCCCCGCTGAGGTTCTGGTTCCTCGCGGGGCCTTCTTCATTCTTTTCCCAGCTCCCGATGCTCCACGTTCTGGCCCTCGACTCTCCTTCAGCCTTTAGCCTTTAGCCTTTCACCTTTTCTTCCCATGAGCCTCCTCCGAGAGAACCTGCGCTCCTTCGCCCGGCGGGGTGCCGCCCTACGCCTGGAAGCCTACGGCCACCCCTGCGTCTACGAGGGGATCCGATTCCGCGCGACCAAGCCTCCCACCCGGGACGCCAAGACCCTGCGCGATGGCGGATTCACGATCGAGTCCGACACGACCATCCGTTTCAGCAAGAGTGCGCTCCGGGTCATTCCTCGTTCCGGGAGCCTCATCACCGTGGATGGCGAGCAGTTCATCATCGTTGAGGTCAAGGACATCACCGACCCGCACCCCGAGTGGTTGCTATCTCTTGAGCTACCCTAGACATGAATCCTCTCTCCATTGAATCCGCTCTGAAGTCCGCGCTGGGCGCATCGGCCTTCCCGACCACCGCCATCTATTGCGGGACCAGCTACCAGGAAATGGAGCCGGGCAGACTGGCCCTCATCGTCTCTGTGGTCTCGGTTGACCATGTGGCTGGGAATCTCTGGAAGGCCCCCGTGACCATCCGTGTTGTCTCCCCGGCCCTGTTGGGAGCTTCCGCGCTATACGATCTCGATGCCGTGCTCGATGGCTTGGCAACCGCCCTGACCTCCACCTCTCTTACAGCCAACTGGCCAAGCGTCAGCGGCACTCCGGCATTCTGCGGAGTCTGGTCAACTGGAACCAAGACAAGCCAGGACGCGAACTCATGGGTCGCTGAGGTCGAGGCCGTGCTCGGCGTCTCGGAGTCCGTTTGACATCTCCAACACTTCCATGAGCGAGAAGCCCAACCCCCTCATCCTCGAGAAGGATGTCGTGAAATCACCCGCCCCTGCTCCCGAACCCCAGCCCTCCAAGTAATATGCCTGCCATCGGAATCTCCACAGCTTTTCAGTCACTCATCTCCGCGCCCACTGGCTGCGTCATCACTGAGGTGACTCAGGACGAGTCCAAGGAGATCAAGACGATCAGGGACTCGAGCGGAGTTACCAAGCAGGTCGGAGTGCTTCCGTTCACCGAGACCAAGATCTCGGTCAAGGGCAAGGGTGCTCCTGCGCTCACGCTTGTGGCTGCCAATGCCAATGTCACCTCCGGCACAGCGGTCGTCACCTCCGTCTCCGTGGATGAGTCCAACGAGGATTTCCCCGACTTCAGCCTTGAGGCCATGAAGTGGAGCTAAGAGCAACCCACCACCCCTAACCGACCACCCACCATGCCAGCCGTCACCGCCGCCATCGGAATCTCTTCCTTCACCTCCGGCACCATCTCCAAGGTCACCACATCGCGCAAGGTCGAGACCAAGGTACTGAAGGATCGTGTCGGAGCCTTCTCTGCCGCTGCCTTAATTGACCCGACCGGAGAGTTCTCCGTGGAGGGATCGGGCGATTACCCTTCGATCACGCTAGGAGTGGCCTCCTCGAACATCCCCTCCACCATCTCGGGAGGGATCATCGTCATCGATTCCTTCAGCAAGACCGAGAAGAACGACGACTTCGCCTCGTGGAAGTATAGCGGGAAGCAGTTCCCCGCAGCCACGGCCTAACAGCCATCACGCCACTAACAGTCTCGAATAAACCGATGAATACCAACGAAAAGCTCTCCGTGCTGGTCGATCACCAGCACCCACTCTCCTCTGCCAATACCCACGCCGTCGCGGCGGCACTCACCTCGGGCGGCTCCCTCGGTGAGAATGGCTACCTCGACACCATCGAGCAGGGGTCTGACGGCAAGCCCCGGCGCACGGTTGTCTGGTTGCTCAAGGATGCCGAGATCGAGTTTCGCGCCTTCTCGGGGGAGAAGGTCAGTCAGGCCGAGTTCCTGAAGCGATACCAGGACAGGGAATGGATCGCGGGGAATCCCGACCACCCCATCAGCTTCATGAAGTGCCTCATGGAGAACGTCAACTCGCTCCGCGATCAGATCAAGAATGCCTCCCCGACGATCAAGGTCACCCGTGGAGGCCGTGCCGCCTACATCCCGGCGAATGCCACCGAGGCCGAGCGGCAGAAGCTCATTGCCAAGCTGTAATGTTATGAGCGAGGAAACACTCAACGAACGCCTCTACGCCGAGGAGCCTATCATCGCCGGGGTGAAGGTTCGCCCCTACTCGAACCGGATCAAGCTGAAGCTCTCTCGCATCCTGCGTTGGCTCGACATCGACGATGCCGATCGGAATGAGGAGATCCTTTTTGCCTTCATCTACCTGCTCGCCGCCCCGATTGAGCGGGTGGCTCTCAATACCCTGAACAAGTCAGCCTACCTTGTGGACAAGGATGCCTTCCTCGAGGGGGTGAGTGACGACGACCTGAAGGCCGCAGCCGATTGGTTCGTAGTCGTCACGGGGCTGGAGAAGGAGACGGCTGTCGAGGTCATTCCGAAGCCCTCATCTTCTTCCTCGGAGACCGCACCCCCAAACTAATCGAGCCTCCTTCCCTTGCGGCCTTGGTCTTCACCTTGGCGAAGGAAGGGGGCTTCAGTGAGGAGGCGATTCTGGAGATGCCTGTCTACCGGGTGAATGCCTACTACCACGCCGCGCTGCGCTCTCACGATGTCTGGACGGTGAGGGAGTCGGCCCCTGCCGATGTCCAGATCGGCGAGTTGCTGGCCTTTGCGGCAGTTGACACGGGGGAGGATGAACCTATTTGAGAAGTTTTGAGGCCAGCCATTTCCCTCGGGAGATGCTCCCCCTCATGGCATCCAGCCTCTCCCACATCTCTCTCGGCATGGATAGAGATCCAGTCACTGAGACACGGCCTTTTCCACTTCCCTTCTTACGGCCTGCCCCCGGCCTCCATCCTCCGCGCTTAGATGTCTGATTCATCTCGGATTCCTTGGAAGACAGGGAAGCGTGGAGCGGATTTCATCCCCCGCGATTGGTAACTGAAGCGAAGGATCTTCCCGCGCATTGATTCTCTCCGATTCCAGAACTCCCCACGCTGGCGGTCGGAGAGTCCCGTCCCGACATGGAAGCGGATGGACGGATCACTCAGGAGCCTCACGGAGAATGCTCCAAGGCGGTCAGGCGTGAAGAGATCCGTTCGTTCTGGCTCAAATCCCACGATCTCGGCTTCCGCATCCTCTTGGGGCTTCAGCTTCATCATCAACCCCTCTTCGGAGGTGGAGCGTCCCGTCTTGTAGATGCCATCAGGACGGCGAAGGACAAGGCCCTCGTGTCCATCCGCCAGCGCATGAGCCATCAGGTCATCAAGTTGCGTGATGCACACGATGGTCGTCTGCTCGATTCGATGCACACGGCCCCCAAGGTTGAGCGATGAGAGAAGGTCATCCAGTCGGGCGATTCTCTCGCAGAATGGAGTCGAGAAGGGGGCGGCACTCTTCGGGTCGATATAGTCGAAGAGGGCGAAGAGGAAATCGGGCTTCCCGTTTCGGCTCATAATCGCGGAAGAGGTTCCATGAAAATCCTCCCCCCGGACGACAAGCTCCCCATCGAAGCCGATAGGACAGTTCTCCTCCAGCCATCGGCGTGTGGCCACATTCGGGATCGGGCGCATCGTTCTGGTGACGGCTGCGGGTCGTCCTTCGCGCTCCACGATCAGGCATCTGATCCCGTCATATTTTGCGGAGGCCAGAAAGGGCAATTCCACCCCGGCGAAGATATGGAAATTCGCCGCCAGCATCGGCTCTGATATGGAGAAGTTCATGGGTTAAAGATCCCATGAAAAAGGGTTTTTGTAAATAATAGAAATCAAATGATTTCCAGCTTTGACAGGGGGTTGAAAGAGGTATGGCCACGCCAAAAGTTCAGATTGACGACAAAAAGCTTCAAAAACGACTTTTGAAGTATAAGGAGGCTACTGGTAAATGCGTGGCCTCTACCCTTCGCCGGAGTGCCAGACTCATGGCTGTCAACCTAGCTTACTCCGTCCCCCCTTATGGCCGGAACAATGAAGCAAAGAAAAAGGGGGAGATTGCCACTCAAAACGATATTCTCCGAGTCTATACGCCTGCGGCCCCGATTAAAACTCTTCACGGCAGAACAAAGCAAAGTCTAAGGGAAGTTGTTAAAAGGGTTATTGTCAGGGACTTTGAACTCCGCGATGCCATCATTGCCGCGATAGATGGTGGAAACAGGATTCAGAATCGTAGAAAAGAGCAGAAGCGGATAACCAAGAAGACTTCAAGACTCGGGATGTCGGCCCTTCAGGATTTGCTGTCATCATCCGAGGGGTTCTCAAATCTAAAGGTTGATCCAACTGTCGATAGATCTATCCACAAGCGAACTCGCAATGACTATGGACGGGTTCGTAAGAACTGGCAGACACGCATCGTCGTCTACAAATCCAACGATCTGGAGAAATACATCAAGGAGAAACAGAAGCTAGTGGGGCTGACCAAGGCCGCATGGGCGGCCTGTGCCATCTCTGTCAAGGCTGATGTGCAGGATGCGCTTCGCGGCATTCCTGCGTGGGTTAAGCGGCATGCATCAGCCGTTCCTCACTCGGTAAGTGATAATGCCACCAATGATCTACCCAAGATCACATTGGTAAATAGGCTCCCATGGGCTGACAAAGCTCTTCGTCCTACGGATCACAAGGAAGCCATCAGGATCTCCCGCCAGAAGTTTTACCGATCTCTAGGAAAAGAAATTAAGGAAGCCCTGAAAAAAGCGTCGGCACCATTTTGATCGGCGGCTGATCAAGCCTGTTTGACAGCACGGGAGCTATAGCATGAGCGACGTATCTGTCAGCATTGGCGTAACGGGGAAAGATGCCGTCCTAGGGGCCTTTTCCCAAGTCGGTGCCGCCGCCAAGAAACTCGGATCCATCGGCCTCGGGGCCATCAATACCGCCGCGATGGCCGGAGCGGCTGCATCCATTGCCGCTATCGGGGCTTCTATGGCCGGGATGAAAGGTGCCCTTGATCTCGGGAGTGAGATGGTCGATCTCTCGAATCGGACTGGCGTCGCCGTCGAGTCACTTTACGGCCTTCGGCTCGCGTTCAAGGATGCCGGGGTCGATGCCGAGAAGCTCGGCCCTGCGGTGAATAAAATGCAGAAGGCCCTAGCCTCTGCGGTCGGAGGGGGCAAGGAGGGCGATGTGCTGAAGTCCCTCGGCCTCGACCCTCAGAGCCTAGCATCCATGGACAGCGGTCAGGCCTTCGCCCAGATCGGCAATGCCATCTCACAGCTTCCCAATAGTGTGGAGAGGTCGGCAGCGGCCATGGCCCTCTTTGGTAAGAGCGGCGGCGAATTGCTTCAGGTCTTCATGGACCCGAATTTCAAGGAGGCCGGGAATATCTCCGAGACCGCCCGATTACTGGGGGAGAATGCCGCCACATTTGACCGGGCCAGTGATGCGCTCGGCAGGAGTGGGAGCAAGGTCACTGGCTTCTTTGTCGGAGTGGGCAGTCAGGTCGTTCCTCAGTTGAATGCGGCGGTCGCCGCCTTTGAGCGTCTGGATCTGGCCTCCGCTGGAAAGGATGTCGGCGGAGTGGTCTCCGTATTGATCCAGGCACTCATGCAGGGGCAGATCGGGAGGCTGATCTGGCTCGACCTGAAAGTGGCCTTTGAGAATGCGATCAACTTTCTGGCCGGGGGGATCTATGCGCTGTTTGGTTCGATTCCGGCCCAGATGGCGATCATCCCCACGATTTTAACCTCCGGGCTGGCCGCGATCAACGAAACCAGTTTCTGGACAGGTCTCGGCGACACGCTCATGTCCTTTGTGAACTCCTTCAATGCTGGCCTGCTGGGAGGGGTTGCCTCGCTGGTCAACGAGATGAGGAACATCCCCCTGATCGGAGGTTCCATCGGCAAGGGAGCTGACGCGATTGACGAGAAGGCCGCCGAGTTCCGCAACCTTTCGATGCAGCAGGGAGCGAATGGCTACGACAAGCTGCAGACCGTCAATCAGAACTTCAGGAAGCAAGTCGCCAACGCGATTGGGTTTGCCGCTTCCGACTTTGCGAAGAAGTTCCAGAGCGTCGATCTATTCGGAGGAGGAAGCGGTCAGGAGTTGGACAGCCTGATTAGTACCCTCTATGACGCCGGGGCAGCCGCCAATGCCGCCGCCCGAGTCGAGAACGCCGGTCGCAGCACCGCCCAGAGCACCTTCAACGGGGCCGAGATCGGCCAGGTAGCCAAGCAGTCCATCTTCGCCGACACCCTTGCCAAGATCGGAGGCGGCGGCATCTCAGTCGGCGGGGGGAGCAACCCCATCCTCGAGGAGAACAAGAGGCAGACCAGCCTCCTGCAATCGATCAACCAGAATTTGGCCAAGGGCATGATGTCGCCCGTCATGGCCGAGTTCGCGCCTGCCTACTAACCCCCGACCATCGCACGATCATGCCAGCCGAAACCACAGTCTCCACCTCATCGAAGTGGTCATCCAACCTTGGGCGATTCATCACCACGACCACCGTCGAGAGCCTGAGTGCATTTCCAGAGGTCCCGAGCGGCTCTTTCAACGTCACCAAGAGTTTCGCCGAGGGGGTCTATCGCCTCACCTACGATTCTGACGGCGACACGACAGGCGGCGGTGGAGGCGGCGGCGGCGGTGGTTCCTCACAGACTTGGAACTACGAAATCCACACGACCACCTCGAGCGAACCGCTGAAGAGCTTCTGGAAATTTGCATCAGGACAACCTTGGGCCTTGGATGCGAATGCACATAAGATCATCCAGAATTGCGAGAATGGAACCGAGAGTTGGAGTAAATACACTGATCCGGCTGCTGGCTCCACAGGGCTGGCCGCCTACGCCCGTCTGATCCTCAAGGGGCAGGACTCGGTGCTGAAGCCATCGATCACCCTCTCCATCACCGCCGATCAGACAACTCTGCCCAGCATGAGTGAGATCGGGAAGATCGCCACGGGTCTCACCAATGCACCCGCACTGCCCAGCGGGGGGAACTGGATGCTCACCGGAATGAATGCCGTTGCTTTGATCGACGGGAAGTGGCGCGTGACCCAAGAGTATCGGGCCAGCGGACAGGGTGGGTGGGAGCCGACGGTCTACGGAACAGCCAACTAGTCATGTCCCGTTGCCCACGGCTTCAGAGTGGAGGAGAGCTGACTCCTGCCGCATGGGATCGCTTCGCCGTGTGGCTGGATGCCGAGCTTCGCGCTCGGGAGATCCAGCCGGGTGTCGGCTACAGCTACACCGCATCACGCGGTGGGTTCTCACTCTCGATCAATGGAGGTGGATCGTCTAAGCCTGCTCTTCAGCCCTTCGACATCCAGCTTTCATCCGCCACCAGCGGTGACCAGGCGACCATCGTCCCCGGCTTGGTGGCTGGCATTATCCCGTCGAATATCTTTACCGAGTTCACAATCAACGACACACTCACCTATTTCATCTGCAAGTTAAGCACGGATGGAACCAAGATTACGGCGGCAGAAATCCTTACAGATTCAAACCCTCCTTCGCCCCCAACTCTCATCCCATCGGCATTGCCTTCAGAGGTGAAGTTTGTCTTTGGCCTTACCAAGGACGGGAAAGCGTTTCGGACGATTGGCAATGGCAATCCCGTGGTTAGTTCATCGCTGGCGATCCAGACCGACAAGTTAACGACACCTCCCGTAGGCGTTCCTGGAGTTGATCGCTGGTACAACCTGATCGTGTCATGATTAGCGTTGCTGGCCCTCCCATGTTTGTTGGAGAGGTTTATACCGACTGGGGTATACAAATATATCAGTTAGTCAACACGATGGTAGAGACACTTACCTATAACTCCAGCGAGACAACGACTACCGAGGGAAATTATTCGGTTTGGACAACTTCCACAAATTCAGCTTCAGAAATTACAGTTGCAACCTCCAACTCTTCATATGAACGAGTGACGACCTTAGCTTCTACTTACGTCTCAAGGACACAGGTGGGCATTAGCACCACAACCCAGATGGGTTTTGATTGGTATTATCCAGATGGAACATTTGCTAAGACGATCCCTGCTTACACCGACTTTGAAACAAGCGAAACTGGAGAGAACCAACCGATTGTCAGCTATTACGCAGGTTTTGGGGAGGTTCTGGCAATTATTTCGTCCCCTTCGTGGATACAGCTAAGCGAATGCTTCACAACGACAAGTTTTACATCGCGCCCTTCATTTACTTATTATAATTCAGACGTGCCTGTGAGTGTAGGTTATAATCTTATGCCGAGCGTTTCTGTAATTTCAACGGTTTCTAAGAGTGCGGCAACGGATAGGTTTCCAATAAACACAGTCTCGACTCCCCCGTATCATTACAGGGGGTTCGGAATTGGTGGCACAGTTACCTTTAATACTGCAGTTGGTAGAAACAGCTTCCCTGGTGCGGTGGATATGTTGCAGGCGGGGTTTAGAATTTATCAAAATGTTCCGATATTCAAGGCTGAAATACCAAGCATTCCGTTTAATACGAGGGATAAATCTTCGGGTGCGCTCTGGTATACTGGCAGTGCAGAAGTGACCATTCCTAAGTGGAGCCATGTAGCTGGTGGGAGGCTTAACAACCTGATTCCTTATCCAGTGGGAACCTCTTCAGTAGTTACTGCAACCACTAACGCCACGGGTGGATTTGATGCCATTGGGTCTGATGACTACACAACGATCACTGTTTCTTTCAATAGTGTGGGGAATTGCTTCTCAACTTGGAGTGTTACCGACAGCAGAAACGCCGACTCAGCAAACACGGTGACAAGTAGCGTGAAGACATCCAGCGGATCAATGATGCTTACGACCTCGGAATCATATCCAGCTTTTACGTCACGGTTTGGTAAATACTTGAATTGGTATGATCAGAGGGATGCCAGTTATTTTATTCTAGGAGGAATGCCTGAGTTTAACCGCGATTATACAGTATTCAACAACTTAGAAAACCTACCGGCAGGAGCCTGTGCTGTTGTTGGGACTAGCGGGAACGCTTTATCCACGGGGTCTTACAGCACAATTTACGGTACAATTGCGGATCACTTGATCGGACAGATGGCGGATGCGGTTTCGGTATTTTTCCCCACTCCTTTAGTCTGCGGCACTGGTATTATAGCAAGGAAGTTATATGAATTTCGTGATGCTGGATCGGAGTTAAATCGGTTTTTGCCATATTATTATCTTTGAAACAGTGTTTTAATGATAGCCATCTGCACCGCCGCCACCAAGGGCTACCTTCACGCATGGCCTCAATGCGTTCGTGCTATAGCCGCCGCCGCCGCTCACCACGACGAGGCTCATTTCATATTTTCGACGGATGAGAGCAAGGAAGGGGAAGCCGCCGCAGAGATTGCCAAGAGAGAGCTACCCGAGGGGTGGAAGGTTTCCGTGCTGAAGCATCCCTTTGCGGATGATGCCAAGGACTACAAGGAAGCGGCGCAACTCCGCATTGCCGCCTTGCAAGGGGCAGGATTCGCCTTTGCTCGCAAGATCCGCGCTGACCAATGCTGGGTCGTTGAGAGTGATACCATCGTTCCGGCGCACGGCCTCCGTGTTCTGGAATGGACTCTTGCCATGCCGCAAGCCGATGGCCGTCCCTACTACGACATCGCCGCTGCTACCTACCCGAATGGGTTGTTCCTTGGAGGGTTCGGCTCTCCCCAGCATCAGATCGCCGAGGATTTCCTTCCAGAGGAGAGGAATCTCAAGCCCCGCCTTAAGCTCCTGCTTGAGAAATGCGAGGAACGACTGAAGGCAATCAAGCCACCAACCAATGCAAGGGAAGCGGAAGCGGCTCAGAAGACGGGCGAGAAGGAAGGCAAGCGCATGGTCAGATTGCGCGAATGGATCAAGAAGTCGCCGCCTACAGGAAACGTCTTTGAGTTGAATGCCAAGGGCTATCGCCGCAGAGGATGGATGGACTTCGCTTATCCTGGCATCGGCATCGGGGCAGTCGTCCCTTCTGATTGGTGCGGGTTAGGTTGCACCCTGTTATCCAAGGCCGCGCTCGCACACTCCGACTTCACGGGCTATGAGGGCAGGGGGACTCAGGATCTTTTCCTCTGCTGGTCCCGCTGGCATCCAGCCGCCCTCCGCATCGCCTGTGTCCCGCACCTCGTCTGCGATCACATTAAGCGGCAGGAACGGGACGGAAAGACCGAGATCACCCACTTCCGCGCCTACCATGAGCAGGATGGGGAGTGCCGGGGTCATCTACGCCAGAGGCCGCAGCCCTTCGTCTCGGTATGAAGAGAGACATCCTATGGAGAGACGATCCCCCCGGCCCTCCCAACGGGGATGATTGGACTCAAGCCTTCATGGTGAATCTTCTCCCGCTGAGCCGTCTGCTGACGGCTTGTTGGTCTGCCGATTCTCCCGAATCAGGCATCCCTCGTCTAATGACTCGGGACTTCTCGGCCACATGATGACATGAGCCTCGAATGACTAAGCTATCGCCCACCGGCGATACCTTTTGACACGGCTGCGACCATGTGAGCTGCGACACCGACACCACGACGCTAGATCCCATTGTCCAGACGGCTGACTACAGCTACGGGCTGGAGGTTTCCGAGCGCTCGGAGAGTGGAGTGGTCACCCCTGTCGACCTGACCGGGGCGATCTGGCGCGCCCAGCTTCGTCGCACCCCGGCCTCGGATTCCGTGCTGGCCACCTTCTCAGTCAGTGTCACCGCCGTCGGCAAGGCGACCCTCTCGCTCAATCAGGCCCAGACAGCAGTCATCCCCGCCAGCCCCTGCGAGTCGGGTTGGGCGCATGATGTCTTTGTCACACTCCCGGATGGCCGCGACCTCAATGTCGTCCCCCTCACGCTCATCCCCGTCATCGCCGCCACCTCCCGAGCCTAACGGAACCAGATGAGCACCCTCCAAGTCACCATCATCCCCCGCCCGAACCTTCAGACCGTTCTTCGCACGGGCGCACCGGGTCTCAAGGGGGATAAAGGGGATCGTGGCGACGTCTCAGGGCTCCAGACCGCTCTTGACGGGAAGCAGCCCTCGGGGGACTACGCGACACTGGTCGGCGGCACCGTCCCCGCCTCCCAGCTTCCGAGCTATGTGGACGACGTGCTGGAATTTGCCACGATTGCGGCGTTCCCAGCGACGGGAGAGACAGGGAAAATCTACGTCTCGACGGGATCGAACAAGACATATCGCTGGTCGGGATCTTCCTACGTCGAGATGACTTCTTCACCCGGCTCGACCGACGCCGTTCCTGAAGGCGCAACCAACCTCTACTTCACCGCCGCCCGAGCCGTCTCCGCTCTCGCTTCCACGCTTTCCAGCTACGCCACCCAGGCATGGGTCACGGCACAAGGATTCGCCACGACTTCAAGCGTCTCCTCTGCAATCTCCGCGCTTGTGACTGGCGTCTCTTCAGTCGCAGGGAAGACGGGAGCAGTCACGCTTTCCTCGGCAGATGTCACGGGTCTTGCCAGCGTGGCCACCAGTGGTTCATACGCTGATCTTTCTGGAAAGCCCACAATCCCAGCCGCCCAGGTCAACTCGGACTGGAACGCGACAAGCGGCCTCGCCCAGATCCTCAACAAGCCGACAATCCCATCAGCCTCCACGGACGCATCGCTACTGACCAGCGGCACTCTTGATGACGCGCGACTCTCATCCAACGTCTCGCTCGACAACATCAATAACTTCTTCTCGGTCGGCCAGACCATCACGGCAGCGGCGAATACGTCTGCCCTGACTGCTTCCTACAGCGTTACGGGAGCAAACACGACTCCGCTTCTGAACCTGAGCGGCACATGGAACACGACGGGTGCAGCAAGGGGCATCCTGCTCAACATCACCGACACCGCAAGCAATGCGTCGAGTTTGCTATTCGACGTCCAGACCGCAGGAACTAGCCGATTCAATGTCGATAAGAACGGAGCGATCTTTACTAGGTGGGACACTAGCCCGACCTACGGATTATCGCTTGGCGTTCCGAACTTTGAGCGATTCGCTATTGAGGGTTCTTCTGGTTCGGTGTCCTTTGTCCGTTTGCCAGCAGGAGGCGCATACACTTGGACAAACGGTTACGCAAAAGGAACTCGTGATCTCTTCCTCGCCCGTGACGCAGCGAACACGCTTGCCCTTCGAAATGGCGGCACGGCTGGAACGCCAGTGCCACAGACATTCCGCCTGTATAACTACACGGACGCTGGCCTGACAAATTTCGAGCGTGGCTTCATGCGCTGGAACAGCAACGTCCTTGAAATCGGCACCGAAGCAGGCGGCACGGGGGCGGCTAGGACGACGCAGATCAACGCCGCTAGTGGAATTATTAACTTCTGGTCAACATTTCTCATGGGCTCGTTTAATAGTGGCCGTTTTCAAGCAAACAATTCCTGTGGAGTTTCTGGAAGCGGAGCATTCGACACTAACTATGGCTGTCAGCTTGTTTCAACGAAGCCGCTTGGGTGGGTTCCGGGAACTAATACTCAGGTTGCCCCGGACACGGCACTCTCCCGCAATGCCGCAGGAGTCGTTGAAATCAACAACGGCACGGCTGGAACCTTCCGTGATCTGCGAGTTCGCAACGTGATTCAGCGAAGCGGCATCGCTACAACCGTTACCCCAGCCAGCAACGGGGATCTCGTCATAGAACAGACCAACGACACTTCCATCACCTTCAAGATGCGCGGCACCGATGGAACCGTGCGCTCCGCCTCCCTGACCCTCGCCTAATTTATGAACAACATGACACCCGCCCAAGCCCTCCAACTCCTCTCCGAAGCGCTGGAGCCACGCAACCTAAACCAAATATCGCGAAGCGGTTTCTGCTCCATACAGACCGCCATCGAGACCCTAGCCGCCGCGATTAAGCAGAACGAGCCTTCAGCACAAACACACACCCACCCCTCGGACGGGGGAACAGCACTCCTATAAAGCCATGATAATCACCATCTCCCCCGACAAACTCTCCGGCCTCAACGCCCTCGTCGCCCGACTCAACGCCGCCGAGGGTGCCGAGCAGACCACGCCAGAAGCCTACCTACTCGCTCGCGTGGAGGAAGTTCTAGCCTCCTACGATGCCGCCGAGGTGGAGCGCGTAAAGCAGGAGAACGCCGCCTTCTTCAACCTCGCCGCAACGCTTCCTCCCGAAGCGCAAGAGCAGATCAAGCAACTCGTTCAACAGTTGGCTCAGTCCTGATCCCGTTTCATCATTCATCATTTTTCATTCTTCATTTTCCCTCAGTCCCATGAGCGACGACTTTGAACGCCTTGTCCGATTGGAAACCAAGTTGGATGTGGTCTTGGACAACCAGAACAACTTCCGCGTCTCTTTCGAGAAACATGACGAGCGGCTGAAGCACCTGGAGAATACCCGCTCGCACATGATCGGGTTCGCCGCCGCGATTGGAGCCCTCGCCGGGTATATCTTCGACGGCCTCAAGCATTCTCTAATGAAATGAAGCATGCGACACTCCCGCTTTCGCTTTTAGCTTTCAGCTTTCAGCTTTTCCTCCTTGGTTGTGCCGCCAAGCCCCAACCCCGTTACGTCGCCCCCTCCGTCGTCGCGGTCAAGACAGGCATCGAGAAGCTTCGGCCCCATGTCACCCCGGCAGGAGTGCCAGCCCTCTCCGCCCTCGAGCAGGCTGTCACTACCTACGAGCAGGCCGTAGCCGATCAATCCACCGCCCTCCATCAGGCTCACAACGATGTGACTTACTGGCAGGTCAAGCAAGTCAAGGCCCTCAAGGAACTCTGGATGTGGCGTGGACTCGCCGCCCTCACCTTGGCCTCCGTCGCTGGCTGGCTTGCCATCCGCATGGGCTTTCGTCTCGCGCTATGAGCGACCCCATCATCTGCTTCCTATCCGTCGCGCTCGGAGTGCTGGCGATGTTCATCCTGATCGCTTTCTCCCCAGAGATCGGTGACTTCCTGAGCCGCTTCCGTCGCTAGACCCATCCCTTTCATCCCCTTCATCCCTGTGAATTTCCTACGCCCCCTCCGACGCTGGCTCTCCTCATGGCAGGGTCTTCTGGCCGGCATTCTGGCCCTATGCGCCTACCTTGCACTCCCCGCTCTCCTGCGTGCCTATGACCCCACGGCAGGCGTCTTCGATGCCGGATACCTCCAGTGGCTCGGGCTCTCCACGGTCCTGAGCTTCTGGGCTGTCTTCGTAGCCTGGCTCTCCTGGCAGATCGCTTTCACCTCGATCGACAAGGCGGCAGACCGACGCCTCACGGAATGGTTCGAGGCCCTCTCGCCCCGGGAGAAGTGGTATGCCACGCAGGTCACATTTGCCCTCATGCTGGGCCTTTTTCTGCTAGCGCTGAAACTCGTCCCGCTGTGAGCCGTGCGCTTCTCGCCGTCATCCTCCTGGTTGCGCTTCTTCCCGACCTTGGAGCTTGCCAGGGAACTGCGACGGAGAGCGAAGAACCGCGCAAAAGAATTCTCTCTACCGCTCTCGCGCACATCGGGACTCGAGAAGCTACCGGAAAAAACGACGGCCCAATCATCGAGGCCATCCTAGCCTCTACAGGAAACAGCAAAGGGGACCCATACTGCGCGGCCTTCTGCTACTGGTCCTATGATCGCGCGGGCCTCGCCTCCCTGGTCCCGTGCTCGGCATGGTCCCCCGATTGGGTGACCCGTCCCACATGGTCAAGGGAGAGGGGTGGTGCGACTCCCCGCCCGGGGGATCCCTTCGGCATTTACTTCACCTCGAGGGGGCGTGTCGCCCATGTCGGACTCGTCCGGCAGTGGGGGAGGCAATCGGTCGTTACCGTCGAGGCCAATACCAGCCCCGAGGCCGCCGCCGGATCAGCGGCAGACCGAGATGGGGGAGGGATCTGGTCCAAGCGCCGCCTTATTCGGCAGGTCCACTCATCAAGGAACTGGCTGAGGGATTAGCGTCCTGAAGCCCGGTCAAGCTGACCTGTCACCCATTCCGAGAGCTTTTTTTTCTCCTTCACAGCCGACCGGACATAGGCGGCCTTCTGCTCTCGACTCACCCTCACATGGAGGTGAGACGCCGCCCCCTCCCCGGCAGGGAGAGGAGGCCGTCCACGTTTTACGGAAGATGATTCGCTCATGCCTCGTGCAAGTTCTCGCATTGGAAAATCCAGGCATAGACTCGCCGGGCCGCCCGTGAGATTTGCCGGGCGTTATTCTTGCCCCTCCTTTTATGCTGTTCAGGGATGGAGTTCCAAAACTCTCTTGCATCGGTTCCTCCCGCCGGGATCGTCCTAAAATTGCCAGCGGGTTCTCTCTCCAGAAGGGTTGAGGATTCCGTGCAGAGTTCCTTTCTACGCATGGGCGACTTCGAAAATGATCCGGTGGGGTGGGCGGGGCCAATAATGGTAGGGTTCATGGTGCTTAGGCTTTAATTCCAGCCACGAGGCTCTTGTATTCGGTGACGCTGGCGAGGTCGTCGCGAAACTCCCCGAAGAGGGCTTCGGTGAACTCACTTAAGAATCCGTGCTCGTCGGTAGTCATGTCGAGTTCGCCGGACAGGAGAACGTCTCCACCTGCATTGCAGAGTCTGAATGGCGTTGATCGGAAGCTGTTGCAGGTTTGGTAGTCAAGGGAGACGCCTCCCTCTGTGGTTTCTATGAGGTCGAGGAGCTGCTGGCGAGTTGGCGTTCCTAGCATTTCAAAATCGCCGACAAACGCCGTGTAGTCGTCCTCGCGTCCGTCGAAAGCTAAGACAACCTTTCCCCCTCCTTCGAGGATCTCGGTTATTGTTCCTGTTTCTCCGACAACCCAGTTTGAGTTTTCGGCGGTCATTCTGACTTTGTTTCCAATTTTCATTTTATCGTTGTTTTCGTTGTTCCGGGTGGCCCCCGGCGGCAGGAAGTAGTTTCACTTTCTGGAGTCACCATAATGCCGCGCCGATTTCTCGTCAACACAAAAAATAATCTTTTTTTGTGCCCTCGTCCGAGACCCCCGTCCCCGCTTCTACACGTGTAGAAGTTACGCTTCCGGCTCGTGCCCGTAGGCCCTGAGAAGCTGGCGGGTGAGGGCGTTCTGACGCTGAAGTTCCTCGGTGGCACCCTTGAGAGCCTTCAGTTCCTCAGTGCGCTGCCGGTCGATCCGCTGCTTCACCCCGCCGAGCTGCCACATGACGATCAGGGGGAAGAGGGCATAGAGCAACCCCACCACCACGGCGGCCAGGATCCCAAAGACCCCTAGAGCCGCAAAGGCCCCACCGGCATCGGCTAGAAAGAATACGCTATTCATAAGAGTGCATTTGTTCTACAAAGGTAGCCCGTCGGGAAAGGATAAAATCACTGGGTTCGTGATTTTTTCGGTGTCTCAGCCGCCCGGAGGGATCTGACCTCGGTGAGAGGGTAGGGTACTGCATACGGGTTGTAACGGCCCTCTTCGATCTCTCGCAGCCCCGCGTCCACAATGTCGAGCAAAACGGCATGTTGGCTTTTTCCTGTGCGCGTCACGATCTGGTCCACCCTTGCAAGGACAATCTCTGGCAATCGAACAGTGGTCGGGCTGGGTCTTTTTGTAGTCATTTGACAACACCTTAAACACAAAATGATTTTTTCTCATCTTTTTTATTGCATCTGGTATGCAAAATGACTACAACTCCATAAGCAAAACACGTATGACCTCAGTGAATATCAAGCTCCCCGAAGAAATCACGTCCCGCTCGGAGGCCCTAAAAAAGCTCACCGGCATCTCCGAATCGGCACTGCTCCGTCAGGCCATCACAGCCGGTCTTCCAATCGTGGAAAAAGCCCACGCCATGATCCACGAAGGATTGGAAGACCTCGACCCCGCCGATCAAGCCGTCTCCTAAAAAATCAACGTCCCCCTCATGAACACGATGATCGACCTCGACCGGCTGGAGTTTCCCAAGGCCCTCGCCCCGCTTGTCGGGATGAGCCAGACGGAACTCTCCTCGCTCAAGCGGCGTGGCTGCCCTTTTTTCGGGAAGAAGACGACCCTGCGCTGGGTGCGCGCTTTTTTGGCGGCGGAGGCGGGGGCAGCGGCACCCGCTTCATCGCGAGCCGTGCGTCCTCGACGTTCAGCTTCGAGTAGAGCCGGTGGACCATCCTCGTCGAGTGATTCACCAGTCGCATCGCTTCGCTCTCGGAGAGCCCGGCTCGATGGAGCCGTGAAATAAAGGAGACCCGCAGACAATGACTCGTCAATCCATTAGCCGCACGGCCCAGCACCCGGTTGAAGTCTCGGTTCATCGTCCGCTCGATCTCGGGCAGGGTGTGGCCGTCATGGGGGGTGATGCCCTTGAGGAACTTGGCAAGCTGGTCATTGATCGGCGCGCTGAACCACTTCCTCGCATCTCCCTCCTGCCGCTTCGCATCGCGGATCTGGATGGTCTTGCTCTTCAGGTCGATCCGATCCATGGGGATGCGGGTCTCGGAGAAGCGGCAGCCGAGGTGAAGCTGAAGCTCGAAGGCGGTGGCCATCCATCCGGGTTGGTCGCGCAGGGCCTGCCTCACGGCGGTGATCTCGGCTGTGGTGATCTCGCGCTTCTCCTTCGGGGGGGTCATCGGGACTCGTGCCAGGGCGAGGCCGTTCGTCTCGGCCAGCCCTCGCCTGATCGCCTCACTCATGAGGAAGCTGAGGAACTTCAACTCGGCACGGGCCGTGTTGTGGCTGGCATGCTCCCCTCCGGCCCCCTTCCTCCAGTCGAGGTAGGCTTGGGCATGCTTGTAGGTGACCTCGCTCGGCATGCGGATCCCCTGCTCGTGCAGGAAGACATGGACGGTGCTCCAGAAGTATCGGGATCGCAGGAGAGTGCGCTGGTTCTTGTAATGGTCGCTCAGGTAGGTGGGAACCCACTCGACGAAATCCCCTCCCCTGTTCGGTCTGACGATGGCCTCCTGAGAGGTCCGGCGCGCCGCCTCCTTCACGGCCTTGGCCGAATCCTTCGGGCAATCGACGCGCAGCTTCAGATTCTCATCGCGCCACCGCTGGGTGTCGATATCCCGGTAGCGCACATACCAGAACGGCGACCGCTTTTTGCGGACCAAGAACGCCAT